AGCGTTAAGCTACGCTATCTACTGGTACCCAAATCACAAAGACTTTCGCCTTCTTGGGATAAATGATTTTCCCGTTTTTTTTGATGTACTTGCAGAAAACAGGCTTGCACAACTTTCCGTTTTTGAATTCAAACGCAGACATGGAGTCACACCTCCTTTCTTTTTTGGTTAAAAAACCTAAAAAATCTTGCGTCCTACCGCAAGATAAAACCCGGTAGTAGGATACCGGGTTCTTTAACTTGAATGGACAGGTTTCTGAAAGCAGTAATAGACCACTGTAAAGGGGTTACCGTTTTGGAAACTCCTACAAACGGAGGTACCCAATCAATTAAATTCGGCAGAGAGGGTGATATGTATCGACTGGTGCTTAAATCAAATGCTCTGAAAGCCGAAGAGTTTCAAGCATGGGTATGTGATGAAGTTCTCCCCACGCTCCGTAAGACCGGCACCTACACAATGGCAATGCCGAGAAATTACGCGGAAGCCCTGCGTCAGTTGGCCGATACGGTAGAGGAGAAAGAAAAAATCCAACTTCAGTTAGAGAAAAAGACCGAGCAGCTCGACGAGGCAAAAGATTGGTTCTCGATCAAGCGTTGGGCAAAGGAACACGGTATTAACTGGCGAAAGGTTTCGTGGCGAACTCTGAAAGCTATATCGGCAGAACACGGGCTTGAAGTTAAAAAGATATTCGATGGGAACTATGGGGAAGTGAATCTTTACCATCGTAAGGCATTTGCCATCTTGTATGGCAAATAACGTTCATAATATTTTAAGTGTTCGGCGGGGCTAATAACCCCGCTTTTTTCCTATTTTTTTTGCAAATTCAAAATGAATCGCTATATTTGCAATGCCAAAGACTCGCGGTAACGCGATTACAAGTACATACGAACGTTTTCTGAGACGTGTCCCTGTTGCACTTCTACTTCGCGTAGTCGTGGGTCTTTGGCGAGATTAGGGGGCGCGTCTCTCTTTTTATCATACTAACTTGTGTTCAACATGCCAAAGACCAACACAAGCGTTCAATCCGTGAAGAATAGTAACGGTAACGCACCCGCCTTCGACAAACTGACGAAGGCCGAACTCATCGAACTTATTTCTGGGGACATCAAGGCTCCCATTACACCCGCAGAGCTATACCGCTGTGCCGTGTCCATTGTTGCCAAGTGGTGCAACGAGGTTATTGCCGACCGTTATGCGTCGATGTTCGACGTCACGAACGGCCTCGAATCACTGGAAAAACTCTACAAAAACCGATAGTTATGGATTCATTCGAATTGAAGCCTGCGCCTCTCTGGAAGAGAGTGGCCGGTTATTTCTGGTGCATGTGGTATAAACGAGTCCATAATCAGCGTCGCAAACGCGATCTGTTCATCTATCGAGAGCGCAAACGTCTCTCCTAACCGCATATGTTATGGCCGAGCTTGTGATCCTTGTTATTTTCTCGTGTGCGATCCTGGCCGCCTACGGGTTTGCGGCCGCGCACCGCGATAGCTTCGATAAACTCTTCGACAAACTTTTCAATGAGCACTAAGATGAACCAGACCTATTCAATCCCGCTATCGAAGACCGACCTCTACGACATCTACCCTTCGAAATTGGGGCGGTCGCACGATTATACGACAGCGATAACCCTTACAGTTGCAAAATCTATTTTCAATGATCTGCGCGAGCAGGTCGGTAAGACCAGCAGGGGCGACTACGACGGCGAGAGAGTCGAGACCGATTTCGACCTCTATCATGTGGAAGCGGTTCGCCACTACGAGGTGTGTAAAGATGTCGATGGATCCGGCGCTCCTCTGCTGGACATCCGCCGAGATGACATCGAGATCGTAAACGTGATGGATTTCGAATACGGAGAGATGTCGTTTCCTGCGATTGTCGACAAACTCAACTACTACGGAAAACATAACAATCTATAAAATGAAAACGAGAATCGAAATCTACGAGATCGCCCGTCCTACGAATATTGTAGCGTCGGGGAGTTGGAGCCGCAAGTTGCGGACGCACGAGATACGCAAAGAGATCGCGTACATGATGCGCCATCTCGATGCGAAGAAGTTTACGCATAGAATAGTCGAGGAGAAGTAGGATATGGAAACACGAACTATCACCCCTGAACAAAAGGAGGCATTGGATCGGCGTCTTCCCGATGAAGCCGTATCGCAGCATCCGACGAAGAAGTTCCTGTCGTCTATCAAGTCGATTTATGTAACGGAGCGACTCAACGAGGTATTCGGAGTAGGTTCGTGGCGCGTGGAGACGGAGATCGTCGAACGGGCCGAGCGCATGGTTGTCGTCAAGCTGCGTTTTTCGATCCCTGAATACGGCATCTACTACGAGTGTTTTGGTGGCAACGACAATGTCGATCTGGGCGACGCCTGCAAAGGAGCGACCACGGATGCGCTGACGAAGGTTTGTTCCTGGTTGGGTATCGGTGCCGAGGTATTCAAGGGCAGACAGACCGGCGCGGGGGCGACACCTCAGAGATCTGTGCAACGCCAGTCGGCAGCTCCCGACCCGATACCGGCAGTCGCACCCGTGCAGTCGGCTCCGAAGAAACGGATCACGGCCGATATGCTGAACGATGCCGTCATGCGCGATTCGTTCATGAACTGGGCATATAAGGGCAGTACGACGGTCAAAGACCCGACGAAATTCGATGTCATCGCCTTCCTTCGTCGCAGTTACGATGCGGACGATACGACGGCGGTAGTCTTCGCCAAATTTTACGACGAATATCTAAACAGTAAACAGCAGAAACGATGAACACGCAACCAATATTGATACGCGAGACGAGCAGCCCCGCGGAGCTGGCGAAGCTCGCCGTCGACGCCGTTACCCGTGGAGACGTCGATCCGCTCGTCGCTTACGAGAATATATCCCGCATGGAGAAGGCGATCGAGCTGTTCAAGAAGTCCGAAGAGGTGCGCGACATTACGTTGCGCGAACTGGCTAAATACGGACACAGGAAAACATCCTCGGACTGTACGATCGAAGAGGTGGAGGCTGGCGTCAAGTACGACTACTCGGGCTGTAATTGCCAGGCTTTGGATGACCTGTACAAAATGCGTGATGCGGTCATGGCCGACATCAAGGAGAAGGAGAAGATATTGCGGGCGTTGCCGGCCTCCGGCCTGACGGATCCCGCCACGGGCGAAATCTTCTATCCTCCTGCGCGAAGCAGCAAGACGACACTTAAAGTAACCTTCAAAAAACGATAGCAATGGCAGATTTAATCAATGTATCGCTCTGCGTGAGCGATATTCCCAGAGACAAAATTTTCGTCGCCGAAACGGCAAGAAGTACATTTCGATATGCGTTTCGGAGCTTCGCCAGCCGGATCAGTACGGGAATACGCACTGCGTATTCATCCGTCAGAGCAAAGAGGAGCGCGAGGGTGGAGTTTCTCGCACGTATGTTGGCAGAGGCAAGTCGGTTATCTTCCGTCCTGCGGAACCTACGCCGGATCAAGTCTCCGATTTGCCCGTAGCGGATAATACGGATGATCTTCCCTTCTAAGTGCCCGATCAATGGTTTACGACCTATCGAAGACATACGACCGCGAGAAGTTCAAACGTCGCGTGAATATGCTCTATAAGCGTCACGTCATAGTTGATCTGTCTATTCCCCGGCCCAAGCGGACAACGGCCCAGAACGCCTATCTGCATCTGTTACTGGGAATGTTCGCTATGGAGACTGGCAACACGTTGGAGTTCGTGAAGCAGGAGTATTTCAAAAGGCTGGTAAACCCTGATCTATTTGTAGAGCATCGGCACGACAGATATGCCGGAGAGATCGAGGTGCTACGCTCCAGTCGGGACTTGAATACCGAGGAGATGTCAACGGCCGTCGAACGGTTCCGAAACTGGAGTGCGTCAGAGGCAGACATCTATCTCCCTGCACCTAACGAACAGGCGTTTCTCGATTCAATAGAACACGAAATGCAATGCAAAAAGATATGGCTTTAAGAGAACACATATTCAACATCATATACGATGTGGTAATAGCCAAGTAGGCCAATTGTAGAGACCCGTGCTATGCTTTATTCTGTGCGGATATACTTCCGATACTGGGTCTTGAATATTCGCGTTACGAGGCGGAAAAGGCCATAGAATCGCTTTTGCGATCGGGGCGTATTGAATACAAGGGAACGGCAGATGACTGGTTATTCAGACCAAGAACATATAGAATAGAACACGTTTAAGAGACCATTCCTGAACATGGACCATGGATATATCAAACTACACCGCAAGTTCTTTTTGAACACCCTCTGGAAAGAACCTCGCGAATACTCGAGAGCAGAAGCTTGGCTTGACTTGATTCAGAGCGCAAGGTTTGAGAGCTCTCAGGAGGTATTCAATGGGCGAGTGATAGAAGTCCGCAAGAGTGAGGTGGTGGCAAGTCGTCGATACCTTGAAAAACGGTGGGGATGGGGAAGCTCTAAAGTCAACAACTTTCTCGATTTCTTGCGTAAAAACGGGATGATCACAACCCGACAAACCAGCCAACAAACCATAATAACGTTGTGTAATTTTGATATTTACAATGATGCGCAAACCAGCGGACAAACCAGTAGCAAACCACTGACAAACCACCGACAAACCACTGGTAAACCAAATAATAAGAAGGAAAAGAAAGATAATATTATTATCCCCCCAAATACTAACGTATTTGTCCCCCCTTCTTTGGAGGAGGTAGCTGAATATTTCGACCAGAAGGGCTACACACGGGAGGCCGCTGAAAGGGCGTATGCCTACTACACCGAGCGGAACTGGGTAGACCGTAACGGCCAGCCGGTGAAGAACTGGAAATCGAAGTGCATTGCCGTATGGTTCAAGCCGGAGAACAAGAATCCGGATGCCGGATGCGTATCCGATATTGTGGACTTCCGCCGGTGGATCCCGCTGTAAAACCGTGAATCATGATAATCGCTGATACCAAAACAAGGCTTCTTTACGAGATCAACCCAACGAAGCCTTCCGGGGAGAACTACATGACGTGCCCTGTATGCTCGGCAACACGCCGCAAGAAGAATGACAAGTGCTTATGCTGGAATGCCGACAAGGAGATCGGGCACTGCAATCATTGCGACGCCTCATTTGTCCGCTACGTGCCGTTGAAAAGCCGTCCGGAACACAGATACGTCGTTCCCGAATGGAAGAACCGCACCTCACTTTCGGATAAGGTCGTGAAATACTTCGAGGGTCGGATGATCTCTCAGGAGACGCTGCGACGTATGAGGATTTATTCCGACGTGGAGTGGATGCCTCAGTTCGGTAAGGAAGTCGAGGTGATGTGTTTTCCGTACTTTGTCGGAGGACAGTTGCGGAACATCAAGTACCGAGGGCCGCAGAAATCCTTCAAGATGGTCAAGGACGCCGAGTTGGTGTTTTACAACTTCGACTGCGTGGCGAAGGCCGAGGAGCTGATCATCTGCGAGGGGGAATTCGACTGCCTGACGTTTGTAGACTGCGGATTTTCGAACTGCGTATCGGTGCCGAATGGCGCCGGGGCAAAAGATTTGTCGTATCTGGATAACTACGTGGACGCCTTGAAACACGTCAAAACGTTCTATATCGCCGCAGATTTCGACGATCCAGGACTACATCTCCGAAACGAACTTGTCCGCCGCCTGGGTGCCGAACGGTGCCGAATCGTGACCTACGAGGGCCGCAAGGACGCCAATGATCTGTTGAAGGCCGAGGGCGGGAACGCTATTCGACGGATCATAGCC